CCGACTGGAACGTGTGGGTCTTGGGCGTCGTGCCGGTGGTCGTGGGACCTCCGAAGGCGGCCTTCAGCCAGAGGCCAAAGTTCTCAACATCAATCGGCACTACGACATCGCCATCCGCCGTGACCGCATCCTTGATTGGGGCCAGCGGGTCGCGCCCCTGGCCCAAGAGCTCCGAGGCAATCAGTGGTTGCTCAGAGCCGAGCGTGGTGCTGGCGAAGGGCACCGTGCGGAACCCTGTGGCGGGCGCAGTGCCATAGACGGTCTCGAACGCCAGCGCCATTTGCGCCCGCGCCCCATGGGCTCGTGCCATTTTGGTATCCTTTTCAGCGGATTTTGGTTAAAGGCGCACCAGTTGCATATGGTGCAAAGTCAATTCATTCTGTGGCATATGCGCAGCCAACGCACTTTTGGTACAGACACGACCCGAACGCAGACCTCGAATGACCACTCTCACACCAAGCACTGCAAAACCTTCCGTCCTCGCACCGGATCTCGAAGTCACGGGCGATATCACCACCAAAGGCCCATTACTTGTTCAAGCGCGTATTGTCGGCAACATTACCGGCGAGATCGTGACGATTGAGCACTGGGCCAATGTCAAGGGCGACATCACGGCCAAGCAGGCAACGATTGAAGGCGTTGTCGTTGGTGCAGTCATCGCGGAGGATGTCCGCGTTGCCCATTCCGGCCAAATCAACGGCTCAGTTCATTACACCAAATTGACCGTAGAAGCTGGCGCGATGATCGAGGGCCATCTGAGAATGATAACCCCGCCCCCGGAACCCGCTCAGCCAAGTGGATCGGCCAGCGAGTAGTTTAGTATGACGGGAACGACGGCCGCCTTTAGGCTGGCTGCGCCGTCAACAGCGAGATCGACAGGCTCAGGTGCCGCCGCCTCGACCCAGTCGCAGAGCCCACCCAATGTACGCTGAACTGCGATGGCTGCACCAATCCGGGCGATGAGTTGGTCAAACCTTGTATCACGATCACCGCTTGCCTGCACGATGACCTCAAGTTCAGCCCGGTGCTGGTAGTGATAGCGCAGCGGGGACAGTGTAACCTCCGGATCGCCGGGGTTGCCGTCGCGTAGGATCAGCAGACCAGCCGTGGGCACGCGCTCAGGCAGGACCTCGCCGCGCAGAACCGGCACATGCGGGATCGTGCGAAAGGCATCTGCCAAGGCGGTTAAGATGATTTCTCGGGCTGTCGGCATTGTGGTCCCGCTGTTCCGGGATAGAGCCCGGAAGTTTAATCGTACTTCGACGTACCGGGTCCAAGCCCCATAAGACGTCGAGGCAAATCACTTCGGCTATGCAGCACGTCGATGATGACGATCTGATCAGGGTACTCGACGAAGACGACGAAGTGCTGGCCTACACGCGTGAAGCGCAAGTCCTCTGGCAAATCAGGGTCGATCAGCTTGCGACAATCCTGCGAGATGGCAACACCGGCCGCAATCGCAGCACAGCGAGCAATCAGATCCTCTTCATAGGCTGCGGCTTGCAAAGGCCCAAATGTCTCTGCAGTCCAGAGCGCAATCTCTTCGAGGGAGGCGCCGGCCTGGCGCGTAAGACGCCAAGGTTTTGGCATTAGTTCTTGGCGCGCGCGGATGCAAATGCGCGCCGAATGGCCTCTTCGCCACTGCCCTGTGCCAATTCACCGTGGCGCGCCTGCGAGAGACCGGACGATAGCCGGTCGCGAAGTTCGCCAAGCTCAGCCTCTTCACGCTCAAGAAGACGCAAGCCCGCGCGCAAAGCTTCAGAAGCGTTTTGATATCGCCCTGAAGCCACCAGCTGATCGATCAGCACGGACTGGCTGTCGGTCAACACAACGTTTCGAGTACCCATAGCTGCCTCCTGCCCCTGCATTGGCAATATATGCCATAAGACTTGAGCTGTCGACCCACCTTGCCATAGCCCTTCACCATTGACCTTCCACCCAGCTTGCCACAATCGCTCCCGGCACACGTCCCAACTCCGCCTCCGCGGCGGCGGCCAAATTGAGCCGCTTCTCCAGCCGCACCTGCGGCACGAGCAAAAAGATTGGTGCGGTCAGGAGGCCCCGACCGGTCTTCGAGCGCGACGCCACAGCCCGGCCTTTGGTGTTGAGCCGCCCCTCAGCCACCAAGAGGCTCGGCCCCTGGTGTCGATAGATAAACCGCAACCTCAAGCCAGTACGGCGCTCCCATTCGCCGGGGGAGATCCGGCCGCCGCGGGCGGATTTACCAGCCGCGGGCGTGGGGATCGCGAGCCAAAAGCCGTTCTTCGAGCGGATCATTGGCCCTGTGTTGTGCGCCCCAAGAATGACCGGGGCCTTCGACCAGACCAGAGCCGCCGCGTTCAGACTGGGTTTGCCCTTTGGATATTGCGCAGACCGAATGCTGCGCGCCAACCTGGTGCCAAGCCCCGCGCCCGTAATCTGGCCGCGCCAGGCTGACTTCAGGCGCGTGCTGGCTTCGCGGATCGCCGTCGACACCGCACGCTCGCCGGTGGCAATCTCTTCCCGCATGAGCGCCACAATGTCAGGATCAATGTTGAGGCTCAGATGCATCGCACTCACGCGGGGCAGAGGGTCATTGTCCAGATGAGCCGCTCCCGATCTTGGCGCGGCTCACCCTCAATCAAAAATGTCTCATCTCCTATCAGGATCTGCTCCTGCGGTCGCGGATTGGGAATGTCTGCCACCCGGACGTCGATCCGGGTGGTGTCTGAGAGAAGCCGCGCCGCGCCAAACTCTGTGATTTCGTCAGGGCGACGCAGGATGCCCCGCGCCCGTGTGAAGGCCCCTGCCCCGTCACGATACCAAATCTCGACGGCGATGTTCTTATCCGCAAAAAGCACCTCCAGCGCGTCTGCGAAGGCCGTCATCAGGTCCGCCGGCCCGCGCGCAGGACCTGCGGGCGCGTACAGATCGGCAGGGGGTTGCTCTCGATCTCAAGGCGCACCCATTCATCGCGGTCGCGATCGGGGATCATGCGCGCATAAAGCGGCAACCCAATCGTATTGACCGTCTCGAATGTATCCGCCGGGGCAAAGTAGATCTCAAAAAGCCCCTCAATGCCCTGCGGATAAAAGTAGGCCTTGTCCGTTGGCACACCGATCGTGGCACTGCCTCCATACCGGCGGAAGGTGATGCCACCAAAGGTGAACTCATCCACCGCCCTGCCCCGCAACTCATTGGCGGCTGCCGTGTTGAGATAGGTCTCCCGGATCTCCTTATGCGCGACCAGATCGGCAAAGAAGGCCGAACCACATTCCGCGCGCAACTGCACAGGCCCCACCGCAAGCCCGCCGAGGCTCTCCTCAACGCTTTCGATCAAAGCCTGGCAGCGCTTCCTGAGCGCCCCAGATGCCGGCGACTGGTTATCAAGATCAAAATCGATCTCTGCAGCCGGCGTGATGCCAAACTCCGTAGCGAAGTTGATCACCACTGAGCCATCACGAGGATCCTTCACCAAACCCTGAAGCCCATTCAGCAAATGATACTCAAAAGTCGCTTCGGCATCCGCTCTCAGGCGCCGCATCCGGCGCGCAACTTCGGCCTGCGCCTGCTGCGTGACGCTTTCTGAGCCGAACTCACGAATGCCCTGGATTTCTGAGGCCCACAGCACATCCTGCTTTTTGAACTGCCGGCACACAAAGGCACGGACCTGACGGCTTTCTGGGGATTGCTGGTCATAGGATGATCCGCGCTCAGAGAACGGGATCAGTGACAAGGTCCCATCCCGGCTTTCGATAACAACAGTGCGCGTGCGCACCCCGCGCTCACCGAAGAGACCCGAGCCGGACAAGGTCGCAGGCTTGAAGGGAATATTCTCCAAGGCACGTGTGAGCTCAATGACGGAGAAGGCATCGCCTTCAAAGATATCCATGGTGGCCATATGCCAACCTCCTTGATGTGAGTGTCTTTAGGCCCGACCCAACGCTCAGCGCAGGACGATGCCGAGCGCCGCCAGTGCCGTGGTGGCTGCCGTGATCTGGACCTCCGTAGCCCCCTCGGGCCACACAAGTTCATGTCGGTTGACGAGCGCGGGCCCACGCAGGATCACAACGCCAAGGGCGTCAGCCGCACTTGCGTCGACCGCGGCCCAGAGAATGGCAGCGGGGGTTTGGCTGCCGTTGGTCGCGGCCGGTGCAAGGCGGGTGAATTTGCCGCCCGTGGTGATCTTGCCAAGCACGGAGCCGGGCTCGAGCGATCCAGCGCCGGAGGCAATGGTGACGGTTTCTCGGGTGAAGTCGCGGAGCACTTCCCAGACGAGAAAGCCGCCTGCGTG